TCATCAATGCTGCGCGCTATGTTCCAGAGGTAAGAATTGTTGCTATTGAAAATGCGGAAACCGAGGATGGTCAATCCTTTTCCTTTACCTTTGTAAGGCGGTCATAATGCCTGCAGATTTTTCACGATACGTCAATCTCACTATTCATGACGTTGAGGCTGCTTCGCTTTATCGCCAGATGATAGAGGTGGCACGCACGGTCATGCCAGAATTCAACCTCCGGCGGGGGACGGTGGAGGACTCAATCTTTCAATCTATGGCATATACGGCATCTATAGCCACCAATGCCATCAATAGGGTTCCGGACGGAATCATGCAGGGGATAGTTTCGCTACTTGGGTTTCAGCGCAACTATGGAACACGTGCAGTAATTACTGCAACAGTCACACTCTACGGAACGTCTGGTGGCGTTATTCCCGTTGGAACGGAGTTTAGGTATAGATATACGGACACTGCTAACGGTACGTTTACAGACTTTCTGTTTGTTGCTTCAGAGGACACAGTGATTACTGCGTCTGCAACACCAACTGGAACAATTACACTTACGTGTGATTCTTTTGGCGAAATACCTGCTGCAGAGGTAGGGGCGAGCCTCCTCCCCCTTAGCGTTGATTCAGATATCAATACGGCAACAGTACTCACCTTTGCTAATGGAACAAATGCTCTTACGGATTCAGAGTACCTCAATAGTGCCAAAACATTTCTTGAATCAATCTCTACAACTTATGTGACTGCGAAACAACTTGAAGCAGCCATACTGTCCAACTTCCCCTATGTTTCGAGGTGCAAGGTATTTGACCTCATGGACCTTGGGACTGATAGGGGTGTGTCTGTATTTTTGCCAGATACATCAAAAAACGTTTCATCTTCATCCTACAAGGGAAGCGTCTCCGTCTTTGTTTATGGATATGGACGCACGCTCACGTCATCCGAATTGAGCAGCATCCAATCATTTGCCGCGACATCATCAATGGCAGGGCTCGATATTGAGGTTGCCAACTTCCAAACGACAACCCCAACGCTCTCTGTCACGGCTGCCTATGACTCGTCGTTTAGTCAGGCATCAACTCTAGAGGCAATTAAGTTATCCCTCGCTGAGTATTTGTCGCCAGAATACTTCCCATACGATGAAATCAGCATTTCTTCACCAAGACTCCGCTCAACAGTCCTATCCACGCGGCTCCTTGTAACTGTCCCTGGCCTCGTCTCCGTGGATGCACTCACAATTTCACCTGCTAGTGATTTGACGTATACCGTAACTGCGGCAACAAATACCGCTGGACAGGACGCGGTCATAACAACATCCGCGGTACACGGATTGTCAGTTGGGCAAAGAGTGCGGCTATCCGATGCCACCTACTCAAATGCTTCAATTGCCGTCAAGTCAATACCTAGCACAACAACATTTACGATTGAAACCAATTATTCGTCAGCAGTAACAAGCGCGAGCAATATGTATAGATACTTCCATGAGACATCGGGCTCACAGACCACATTGAATTTCCTCAATCGTGGAGTTCTACCCAATGTGGCTATCGGCGATATCACGGTTACGTTGAGCGCGGAGACACTCTAGTGCCTTACGCCTATAATTACATAAGTCGCGACAACTCCCTGTATGCGCTTGATGACGTTGATAGCCCAAGGTCATACGATGAGTTTGACTTTGCTGAACTGACGGATTGGCAGGCGTCTAACGCCGGGGTAACTATTGAAATTACTAATCGCGAGTATGCACTTTTCTATGTTTTCAAACTTTTGTCGAACAATTCAAACACGGTTGCATTTCAGTTAAATAATGTTGTAGTTGGTGGCGTTAACGTTACTGGCTTCAACAATATGAATCTTGTTGGTCATGCGTTGGCAAAGTGTTCCAGCACCATAACTGTCAATACCACACTTAGCGTTTCTTCCAGTTTGGTATCGCAATCATCGTCGTCATCACAAACTACGGTTGTGAACCCCGATGTTCAAACAGCCGTGCGTTCTGGAACTGTAGTAGTAAATAAAAATAAATCTGCCGTAATCACAAGTGCCTACGGCAATGGCACATACGTGAAATATAATGCAATAAATTCATATTCATCTGGCGACCAGATATTAATTTTTGGAACTGGTCTTACGGGGTTCAATTACACCACGTCACCAGCGACCGTTCAGTATGCAACACCACAGATGTTTACGGTCTCTAATTCGACTGCCGGATACGTGGAACCAACTGCATCTTATTCGTACATACTGAGTCCATCTGCTGACCAAATCTCAAAACCATTCCAGCAGTATTCTGGGGAAAATCTGACTGCGTCATTGGCGTTTTCAATTACTGGACACTTGCAAAATCCTATTTATGTCACCATACCAGTCATCGCCGATATGAATAGAATCTTTACTTCGTGGGCCACAAGAATGTCACTAGACACAACCCCACAGGTATTTCGTGAAATAGATGAAGTGTCTACCCCGTCATGGCCAATGGCTCGCCTGATTCACTCAATCAGTGCAGGGGTTGAGGACACAATAGACAAATATTCCCTAATAGCACGGACAGACCCAACTAATCAGCCAGGCTTTGTTGCTGTGGATGATACGTATAATAAAAGTTATCTTGTCGACCCAGATATTGCTTTACCAAAATACTACGACTGGCTACTGCAGTTTGTTGGGCAGACACGCTCACATACATCAATTTATTCCAACAAAAGTGCCGACTATGAAGCAAGCATAAAAGTGCGTTGCGCTACAACGGCGAACATTACTATTGCTACAGCACTTAATAATGGAGACACACTAGATGGAGTCACTCTTTCAACCGACGATAAGGTATTGGTAAAAAATCAATCAACTGCGAGCCAAAATGGGATTTATATAGTTGGTTCATCGCCAGCGCGATGGTCAAAAATGCCAGCATCCTCGGCTAGTATTTCATCCGTTTCCCCAGTAACGCCATCAGTGGGTTTTGCGCAATTCACGACGAGTGCAGCCCATGGCTTCAGTATTGGTGATGCAGTTGTGATTGCTGGAGTTACGCCCTCTGGATATAACGGACAATACCTCGTTCAATCTGTTCCAACTACAACAACATTCGTCGTAGAAACAACGGCAGTTGGGTCGGCAACCCTCTCTTCGGCAACGGCAAAACGGGCAGTTGACACGACGACCCCAGACAAAATTTTTGTACGCGAGGGTACTGTCAACAAAATGACAATGTGGTCGGCATCTGATGCTTCATGGCCAGTTATTGGAACCGATTCTATTACGTTTGCTATTCAGCAGGTTGCAGCGAAAGCAGCAACAACAAATAATATTACTATTTCCACAGCACTCAATAACGCCGATACAATTGATGGGATAACGCTTGCTACTGGCGATTATGTGCTAGTCAAAAATCAAACAACAGCAAGCGAAAATGGCGTATATCAAGTTGCCTCAACACCAGTGCGGATTGCGAACCTACCAGCAACTACATCATTATCATCTGGTTTCCGTGTTTATGTTTGGGGCTCTGGGACTACAAACTCTGAAACAATGTTTACCCTTGATGAAGATGGGGTTGTAGGCACGGATTCACTTGCGTTTACGTCAACCACAAAACCATTTGCGTGGGATGATTCGGATGACTTCAAATTTTGGCAATTATCTACCAAATATCTTGGTTATAAGGCTGGCTCGCTGGAGGCCCTCGAAGAGACTGTCAAACGTTATCTGATAGGTGACAAGCAGGTCCTGGTAACCCTGAATCCACCATTCGAGTTTATTGTTTACACGCTTCGCGACGAGACACCAGGCATTTACTATACCTCCAGTGAAATAACGTCATCAGAGGTTATTGGCAATGCGCTTGCAATAGTGAAACCAATGGGGTTTGTCGTTACTCATTCGGCATTAAGTGCATTCGATACATTCATCATCGGTACTAGTACAATTGGAACAGGACGAGTGGGGTAATTATGCCATTAAGCGGATTTAAAGACTTTCAAACAGGTACCGTTCTCTCGGAGGGGGACATTGACAACTACCTCATGCAGGGTGTTCTTGTCTTTGCCACTTCGTCAGACAGGGATACCGCACTAGGTACAACCAATGGTGCTGGTGGCCTGTATGCGGGCAGAACTGTGTACCTAAGCACCCCTAATACATTTCAGGCATGGAACGGGTCCGCCTGGGTCAATATGGCTACGGAGTCATATGTAACTGCCGCCGTCGCAAGCATCCGCGACCCATTGGTCCGCCTCTATATGGAGGCTGGACTAAGTATGATGTAGTAGAATTATCCCGGAGGTAAATATGTCAATCAAATTTGTGAAAGATACCGCTGAGCGTGCAGTTACGGCATTTATTGCCGCATATTTGGGAATTTGGGTTGAATCTGGCTCAGATTTTGATGCACTAGTCAAGGCAGACAATCTCAAGGTTGGCGCTGTTGCCGCTGCCGCTGTTGTTGCTGCTGCATTTGGGCTCAAGAAGGTCGGGCCAAACAAGGATTCTGGCTCAATTCTTTAGTAGTTCCACAGCAGATACTCCGCTGGTCTACAATGTTTTAAGCATTCGAGGGAGTCATCATGCTTGCTGGCATTTACAACATCACATGTGAGCAGGGCTCTACATTCAGTCGTGTAATAACCGTTGAGTATCCCGACCCAGATGATGCATCAGTAATGCTTCCTTGGGATTTTACTGGCTATACATCTCGCATGCAGATACGGCGCACCATTGAGTCAAGCACCGTGATGATTGAGTTGACCACAGAAAATGGTGGCATCACATTTACTGATGAGGAAAATGGCGAAGTTACCGTTGAGATGACAGATGCCCAGACTGCGGCGCTGGAAACCAGTGGCGTTTATGACCTGGAAATAATTAGCCAAAGCGACGAGGTGTCAAAACTTATAAAGGGTACATTTACCCTGCTGCCCGAGGTTACTAGATGAGCGGCATACCCAATACTGTCAATATTCAACAGGATACGCCAAATACCGTAACCGTTAATCAAGAAGACCAAAATCTCGTCACCGTACAAACGTCAGTTAATAATGTTACGGTCGCAACGGGGTCCATAGCGCAGGGCAACACTCGCCGACATGTTCATACTCAAGGCGCAGTGTCTTCAACGTGGACGATTACTCATGCGCTGGGTGGAAAGCCAAGCGTAACGGTTGTTGATTCTGCAGGTACTGTAGTTTTTGGTGAGGTACAATATTTATCAAATACCCAGGTTCGCGTTATTTTTAGTGCACCCTTCTCTGGTTTCGCCTACTTAACCTAAGGAATAAAAATGGCCCAAAAATTCCTAACAAATATTGACCTCAATCAGAACCAACTGATTAATGCAACATTTGAAGTTGTTGCCAGTGACCCTGGTTCGGGCAACTTCGAAGGTCGTCTCATCTATCAGAGCACGACTGACACCATTAAGGTTTACGCCAATGGCGCATGGCGCTCCCTCCCCCACACCATCTCGGCTGGTGGCTCATATACCGATGCTCTAACTGTTAGTGAATCCAACGGCACCGTTTCACTCACACTCAATCTTGCGGACACCGACAGTGCTGGTCTGCTTCCCAGTACCTTCTGGAATGCCCTAAATGACGCAACGGACGCAGCGACTGCCAGCAAGATTGCCAAACGAGACGCGAACGGGAACCTTAGTGTCGCCACGCCAACCGAGGCTGGTCATGCTGCGACCAAGGGTTACGTAGATGCAGCACGTTCGGGTCTGGATGTCAAGCAGTCGGTTCGTGTTGCAACGACTGCAGCAATCACGCTTTCGTCCGGCTTGGAAGATGGCGACACAATTGACGGTGTCACTCTTGCTACTGGCAACAGAGTTTTGGTCAAGGACCAAGACACCGCCTCCGAAAACGGTATCTATGTCGTCAAGGCTTCTGGAGCACCAGATAGGGCCACCGATGCAGATAGTTCGGCAGAGGTCACTGCCGGAATGTTCACCTTCGCTGAGGAAGGAACCATCAATGCCGATACTGGATGGGTCCTAACCACAAATGACACGATTACTCTCGGTACTACAGGGCTGACATTTAACCAGTTCTCGGGCGCTGGTTCAATTGTTGCTGGAGACGGCCTTACCAAGAGTGGCTCAACACTCAACGTAGTTGGTACGGCAAACCGCATCACGGCCAATGCAGACAGCATTGATATTGCTTCAACGTATGTTGGACAATCCAGCATTACCACACTAGGAACCATTGCTACCGGCGTGTGGAACGGCACCACAATCGCTGTTGCCAATGGTGGTACCGGTGCCACCGATGCGGGAAATGCACGAATCAACCTTGGCCTAGCCATTGGAACTGACGTTCAGGCGTATGACGCAGAACTTGCCGCAATTGCTGGCCTAACTTCTGCAGCGAACAAACTGCCATACTTCACTGGCTCGGGTACTGCTGCACTAACCACCATTACCTCGCAGGCACGAGACCTCATTGATGACACGTCCTATGCCGACATGCGCACGACCCTTGGTCTTGCCATCGGAACCGACGTACAGGCTTACAACTCAACTCTGGCAGCAGTTGCTGGTGGTACGTATACTGGTGATGACAGTATCACCACACTTGGAACTATTACTGCAGGTACGTGGAATGGTACCGACATTGCCGTTGCTGATGGTGGTACTGGGGCAAGCACCGAAGCCAACGCCCGAACTAACCTCGCTTCGGCATCAGGTGAAGCAACAGGGCGTACTACTAGCACCCCCTCTCTTGCGCGTAAAGCAAAACAGGGCTGTGCTGCATCAGCCAGTGGCACATCAACTACCAATGTTACTCATAATTTTGGAACAACTGATGTTCAGGTTGAAATTTATGAGGTGAGTACTGGTACTACCGTCATTGGTGACGTAACGCGCTCAAATGGGAATACAGTATCAGTGGTTCTGCTGGGTACAATTGCCGCCAACGATTACACCATTGTCGTAGTCGGCTGATAAAGGGCCCTGAGGGGCCGCAAATAGGAAGCGATTGAGGTCGTGGCACAGAAATTTACCGTTCCGATAACGATACGGCAGTTATCCTCTGCTGGTTCTGATGCCATTACTGTTTTCGTTGACGCAGATACCTACGCTCGCCTTCAGGTCCAGGCCGGTGGTCGCCTCGTATGGGGGGCGGGTGACGGTGCAGCAGATACCAATCTTTACCGCGATAGTGCCGATGTACTAAAAACCGATGATACTTTCAAGGCTGCTGCACTCTTTGTCGATGGTATTGAGGTAGACACAAGTGGGGCAACGAGCGACCAAGCCCTAGTTTTTGATGGGACGAAGTATAAGCCCACATCAGCAGTAGGGCCACAGGGAGCACAGGGACCACAGGGTTCTACTGGCACCACTGGCGATACTGGCCCACAAGGTGACACGGGTCCTCAGGGCGCTGCTGGCCCACAGGGCGCGCAAGGCGCAACTGGCGCGCAAGGCGCATCGGGTTCGCAGGGTGCTACCGGTCCACAGGGGGCTACCGGTCCACAAGGAGCGACTGGGACAACTGGAGCAACGGGCCCACAAGGCGATACCGGACCGCAGGGTGCAACGGGCGCACAAGGAGCGACCGGTCCTCAGGGAGATGTTGGTCCTCAGGGTGCCACCGGAGCACAAGGTGATGTTGGTCCACAAGGGGCAACTGGTGCTCAAGGTCCACAAGGTGCTCAGGGGGCATCAGGACCACAAGGAGATGTTGGTCCACAAGGCTCTACGGGCGCTACGGGTGCACAAGGCGCGACCGGTCCTCAAGGCGCTACGGGGGCGCAGGGTCCACAGGGCGACACTGGGGCACAGGGCGCGCAAGGAGATGTCGGACCTCAGGGTGCGACTGGCGCTCAAGGGGCGACGGGTCCACAGGGGGATGTCGGAGCACAGGGTGCGACCGGTGCCCAAGGAGCAACCGGTCCTCAGGGTGCCACCGGTCCCCAAGGCGACACTGGAGCACAGGGAGCAACAGGCTCACAAGGTCCACAAGGTGCCCAAGGAAACTTTGGCGGAGTTACATTCGACTACACCTTTGATTCAAACACTGCCCAGACTGACCCCGGTGCAGGGAAACTAAAGTTTGATAATTCATCTCTTAATTTATCAACCGAACTAGTTATTGATGATGTTGATGACAACTCAACTGACATTCAGTCATACCTGAGAACCATTGATGACTCCACGAGCACAATAAAAGGTCACTTCCGTGTGTCCAAGAAAGGTGATTCATCCGCTTTTGCTTTGTTCACCATTTCTTCAATCACCGAAGAGACTGGCTTCTTCAGGGTCATTTCGTCTTATGTGACTGGCTCTAGCACTACTCCATTTGCAAACAACGATGATGTCATTATCACATTTGCTCGAACTGGAGATGTTGGCGCACAAGGAGCACAGGGCGCACAAGGTGCTACTGGTGCTCAGGGGGCAACTGGTGCTCAGGGCGCAACAGGCTCACAAGGTCCACAAGGAGACGCTGGTGCTACGGGGGCACAGGGAGCAACCGGAGCAACAGGAGCACAGGGTCCACAAGGTGACACGGGGGCGCAAGGGGCAACTGGCGCAACTGGCGCACAAGGACCACAGGGTGATGTGGGACCACAGGGCGCAACAGGTGCTCAGGGAGCGACAGGAGCAACAGGGGCGCAGGGACCTCAGGGTTCAGCCGGTCCTCAGGGGGCTACTGGAGCAACAGGCGCTCAAGGTGCAACGGGGGCACAGGGGGCAACTGGACCACAAGGAGCAACTGGAGCAACTGGAGCAACGGGAGCAACGGGAGCAACGGGCGCGCAAGGTCCGCAGGGTGCAACTGGCGCACAGGGGGCAACTGGTTCGCAGGGTCCGCAGGGTGCAACTGGCCCGGTTGCTGGCAGTGCCAACCAAGTTGTATACAAAGATGGCTCAAACGCAGCCGCAGGTAGTGCGAATCTAACGTTTGACGGAACGAGACTCTCTGCGGCAGCGCTATCAGTCGACACTGATACCCTTTATGTTGACGCATCCAATAACTACATTGGGGTGAACACGACATCTCCGTTAGTGGCATTACATGTTGTTGGAACAATTACAGCAAGAATGCCGAGCATTGCGGGTGGCGATGGCGTATCACTTGCAGGCGGCAGTGGAGGCTCTCAAAATTACGACATAATCCTTACGCCGACCACACTTACCGGCCATAGAACACTGACGCTTCCCGACAAAAATGGTACTGTCGCCATAACAACAGATGTGCGCGACTTGAAAATTGAGTTTCTTATGGAGGTTATCTAATGCCCTTAACACAGAAAAGACTTGCAGGTCCGTCACAATTGACGGCATCATCTGCTGTGTACTACACGGTTCCAATCAGCACGACCACGATTGTCAAACAGATTATTTTGACAAATACCACGGCATCAGCAAGAACTGTGACTGTTCGCCTTAAGCCACTGAATGTCACTGAAGCCGCAACACACGATATTTTAAGCGCCATGACTATTGCAGCCTATGAAACAATTGCGTTCAACTGTTCCTTAGTTATGAATAACAATGGCTCAACAGCAAACGCAACAAACAGCGACCAATTGACGGCATTATGTTCTTCCGCGACATCTGTCAATATGACAGTGGTTGGTGTTGAGGAGACCTGATGCCTGGTTTAGTTAAATACGGGTCAAATGGTTTAGCACAATTTCTTGACGCGCCAGATATTGTTTATGGAACTGGCAATGATGGTTCTGTCACTTTTGACGGAAGCACAACAATTCTGAGTATTGCGCCTGCTTCTAGCGTGTACACACTGACGCGAGACATTTTTTGCTACAACATGACTATCTCTGCCAATGTTCGCATTAACCCAAACGGCTACCGCATTTTTGTTAAAAATTTACTGTCCTTGGGGAACGGTTCGCTAATTGGCTTCACCACGGGTTTTGCTGGCACAGGCTCAATCGCTGGCGGCGGCATCGGACCGGTGACTCATAGTCTTGGTGGGAGTGAAGGTGGCGAAGTAGGGAATGAGGCAACACCGCCGACAGCATCATTAGGCGGACCCGACTATTACAAGCAACCCCTAAATGCAATTAGAGGGTATGCAATTACGGCAAGTGGTGGACCTGTATTTCTGCGAGGCGGCGCTGGTACCGGTTCCGCCGATGGTGGTGGTGTTGTAATTTGTGCGGCAAGATATATTGCCTATACGGGGACCGGAACGGCAGCAGGATTCACAGCACCGGCTTCAAGTTCTGCTGGTGGTGGTGTTGTTCTAACTATTTCAACAGGTGTCTCTTTACCGGCCAACATTACTGTCGATGTAGGCGGAGGCACATCCGGTATTTATACCGGTCAAAACGGCACCCATTTTCATATTCAGGCGATGTAACCATGGCTGGCTTAGCAAATTACGGACGAACAACAGTTCAGCGAGCAGGCAATGACGCTATTTATGGTCAGGGGACTGATGGCGATGTAACGATTTCATCAAATACCACGCTGACTCGCGACATGTACTACAACAATCTCACTGTTAATGCAGGAACAATATTAACTAATGCTGCGTTTCGAATATTCGTAAAAGGCACGCTCACCTTAAATGGTACGATTCGGGCACTGTCCACAGACACCACAGTTAACACAATTACGGCAGCAACATTAAGTGCGAATATCACGAATGTTTTAGGCGGAATGGGCGGTCTTTCAAACGCTAGTGCTGCCCCGACATGGGTACTACAGAATGTGCTTGGTGTTGTTGTTGACTCACAGCCAGTGCAAAACCCAACAAACAGCGCTCTGGCTCCGGTCCGTGGAGGGTCAGCGGGAAACGACGGAGCAAACGGCAATACGGTTGCTGCGTACACAAACAGTGATTCGTGGGCGGGGAAAAGCGGGTCTGCTGGCAATGTTGGCGGGTACACGCCAAATGCCAACACTGTCGGTGCATCCGGTGGAAAAGGATATCCTGGCAATGATGGAACTGCCACAGGAGCGACTGCCGGAACTGGAGGTGCAGGTGGTCAAGGTGGACCGGGGGGTGGCTTGGTTGTCATTGTTGCCAAATCCATAACCGGCACTGGCACAATTACTGCAAGCGCTGGCGATGGTCAGGTCGGTCTCGTGGGGGTGACAGGTAACCCTGGAACAGCAGGGAATACCGGAGCCAGTGCGCCAAACCTAACTGTCAACGCGGGTCAAACGGGAAATACAAACATTGCTGGATGCAACACCCACACCAGCCCAGTGAACACCTCCAACTGTGCAACGCATGGTCATGTTCGAGATAACCATCACTTCCATGTGCAGAGTAACCATCACCACACGGCACGAGATAATCACCACCATACATACTGCACGCAGCACCACCCAAGTGGTAACTGCGTCAACCACGCTCATGCCCAGTCCAACCACCACTATCATGTGCAGAGTAACCATCACCACACCACGCAGAGCAACCATCACCACACGGTTTGCAACGCCCACAATGCCACCCACGCATCCCACATCTGCAACACCAACTCCCACTACGCGGGCGGTACGGGTGGCGCAGGTGGTGCGGCAGCGCCAGCGGTAACGGGAAACACAGGGTTAACGGGGAATGGCGGAGGTGGTGGGGCGATTATTATCATCACCGAAACAACCCCTAGCGGCCTGACATACCAGACACCACAGGGGACAACTGGAGTACCGGGGGAAGTAGGCAACACCTATGTTATTCTTAATCAGTAATCAAAACAGGAGATTTTATGTCATTCTTTAACACACTTTCTAACGCGACCAAAATTAGCGTTCTACAGTCATCACGCGACCAGTTATCAACAGAACTTACGGCAATCCTATTGCGTCACGGAATTGACCCAGAGGTATTTGATTTTACCGATGAGGCATCGCTGGATAACTACGAAATGTCTGGGGATATCGTAAGGGTTGAACAAATTTGTGCTGGTCTACAAATTATTGCAAGTAAGTTGACGGCGCTGGGGGTATGAGGTGTTGCCAGAAGACCCAGTGACTCATCGCATTGAGGAACTTAGGCAGGCAGAGGGAATTCCCGTGGACTATGGGATGCACCTTCAGGACTGGTTGGTGCATCAGGCAACTGAAGATAGTGGATGCCCACTACTCGACACGCCATTTATGATTATGGTTGAGCAGAATGATTAATTACGACAAACAAGACCACGCCAACTATTTGGCAGAACGCTGCTACTATCTTTGTAGTTTGGCTGGCATTGAGCCAGTAATTATTGATGAGACTAACTATGATTTAGTTAGAGATGCAATTTATTTATCTTTAACTGGTAGTCGTCTACGAAAAGCACTTATTGAGTTGAGCGGCGTACTTTACTTCTCCATTGTCACGAAGGAAGTGTGAAATGCCCAATCAGTTCATTCGCATTGGTGATGAAACTCATTTTGCCCTCCAAACATCAACGAATTCCATTCTGGCAAATTTGGAGGATTATGTTCGGGTCTGTAAGGATATGTTTGAGCATGTAAAAACAATTGCAGGCGGAAGCGTAGATTACCCAAGCAGGTCGACAGAGTTTCATTACTATGGCGTAACCGGAGCACCGGGTGGTGAGATTTTGGCACCCATGCTGTGGTCAATCAGCCACTTTCCGAAATTCTTTGCTCGTCTAACACAGGCACAGACTGGCTTGGTGATTGGGTCACCAATTGAAATCCTTCTAGCGTCTGACACGCTCACCACTGTTTACACAGCAAACCACTGCTCATTACACCTATTGAATCAGGTAGTCGATACGACTTCGATTGAAAATGTCACGACATTATCTTGGCACACAATCAGGACATCAATGCCTCAGGTTGACTTTGCGCAAATTGTCATCAACTACATGGCTGACCCCGATGTATTTGATGCTGTGGTAGGTGCAATTAAGCCTGGTGGACTTTTGATTATTTCTAATTCATCCAATGGTGGAGAACTTTACAATGATTCAGGAACCACAAGTTTCCCCCATGAACTACATAGACGACTAAAAGAACTTACTGATTTCGATATCATGCATATGCAGGGATATATCTCATATACCCTCTGCACGCGCCACGCAGTGTGATAATGTTCCACGCATGAGCGACAAGCCTCTATCTTTTGCAATTGCTGGCTCCGGAACTGCTGGCTTACTTGCGTCGGTCATGCTCAGGTCTGCGTTCCCTCGTTCTGAAATTACTGTAATTTCATCTTCAGAAATAGGCATCGTCGGTGTTGGTGAGGGAAGCACAGAACACTGGAGCAAGATGATGGACCGGTGTGAGATTCCTCTTGCTGAAATGATTGTTGAAACACGAGCGACACACAAATATGGACTTCGTTTTGAAGAGTGGTCAAATGCTTTTCCTGATTATTTTCATAGTGTGTGGGGTGATGAAGTTGTATTCATGTGGAGGCTTTACGGGGTATACAGCGAACTTATTCGTCAGGGTAGGCCCCTAACGCAAAACACGGCAAGCATTGGTCTATATACAGACCAAATCAAAAAAGAACATCTTCACAAAAATACTAATCAATTTCATTTTGATACCTTCAAACTCAATTCGTACTTCAGGGCTGTTGCATCACGAAGGCGCGTGGGCTTTATCGAAGGAACAATTTCCAAGGTGAATCTTGCTTCCGATACTGGGAATATCAAGTCAGTAACACTTGAGTCTGGGAATACAATCGGAGCAGACTTCTGGATTGACGCAACCGGTTTCCGTAGGGTTTTGAGCACCTCTATCGGGAACACCGAATGGAAATCATTCAGCAAGTACCTCTTGTGTGATTCGGCATTTGCTTTCCCAACTGAGGCTGACCCCAATGGAAAGATTAGACCGTACACTCGTGCTCGTGCCCGTTCGTCTGGATGGATGTGGGAGATTCCTACCCAAGAACGCAGGGGCAATGGGTATGTTTATTGCTCGTCTTTTATTAGTGATGAAGATGCTCGACTTGAAGCATGTAAGGCTGTTGGGTACAAGATTGAACCTGCTCGTTCCTTTAGGTTTGAGGCTGGTCATATGACCTCACCATGGGTGAAGAACTGCTGTGGGGTCGGTCTTGCCGGTTCGTTCGTGGAACCGATTGAAGCAACATCTATTGGTTCCACGATTCAGCAAATGGAACAACTCATTCCGTATGTTGCCTCCTACTCACCATCGCACTGGGCGTCCCAGCGCGCCTATAACAAGTCGTTCAACACCATGATGGACAACATCTTGACAATGGTTCGACTTCACTATATCTCCGACAGACGAGACACGCCATTTTGGGTGGCTATGTCAGAAATGCCAGTCAACGATACGCTTCAAGAATTGTTAGATTTGTGGCAAGAAACAACCCTTCCTCGCGATTTTATTGGTCATAACAATGGAGAAATGTTCCAAATTGCACATCTTCTGCATGTTGCGCAAGGTCAAAATGTCATTAACACCGAACCAATCAGGACGGCGTTCACAAACTTTGATACAACAGAGTGGGCACTAAGGGAAATATCAATCCGCAGACACGGACGGATTTCGGAAATACTGATTGACCACAAGGAGTCATTTAATGAACTTTACGACTAGGCCCAAAAATAAGTATCGGCAGATGCGCAAGAGCGTAAAACCCGGCGAAGTTCTGCTTATCCCAATGGACAATCGGTTACTTGAGGATGCCAAGCCCTACAAGGCTGGCGGTAAAAACCTTCCCAACTGGTTTAGGGCGGCACCAAAAGATGGCATCAGAAGGTGTGCCGGAGTCCTTGAGTACCTAAATATGGGATTCATTATTCCTGCATGGACTGATTTCTCGTTTGTGCCACGCCCTGAACTCGGCGGCTGGGATGTGAGCATTGGGCAAATGCCATTCTCTCTAGTGCCATTCGAGAGTCAGCCATTCCCCGCCTCAACAACTGGCGAATGTCCAATGAGCAGAGTTCGAGGAATCGAAAGTTCTCCGTACCCAAAACTGGTAAACCCGTACTCTATCGTAACTGCCAAGGGTTGGTCGTCAATCATTACAGGCATTCCATACGAGCCAAACAATAACTACGATGTGGTGCCAGCGCTTGTTCACACCGACTACTACCACCAAATGAATGTCGTACTAAACCTCAAGGGCACCGAACCATTTGTGATTCGATACGGTGAGCCTCTTGTTCAGATATTTCCTTTCTTACGAAGCGGCGATACAGAATCAATTAAGTTCGGCTCAGAGGATGACTTCAAATATGTTTACGGAAGGGGTGTTTCTGATGGACCAACAAGACTCCAAGGAGAGGGAATTGGACTCGGTTATAGAAAAAACCGTAAAACAACTGACGCTGAGTGAACTATTGCTCCCGACAACCCTCGGCATCGGTGTAACGCCAAACGACCCAGTGCCATTTACTTTCCCCCGTGGTAGACCATCAGCAATTGCATATGTTGATGGTGTTTTTTCGCCAGATTTTTGCGCGAGCCTCATTGAATACTGCTCCACCAACATGCAGAAATCCAAGGTTGGGAGAACAATGGGTGGAGTTGATATCCGCACGAAGGTGTCAACAGACTGGCACATTGAGCAAATATCGCAAAACGAAGAACCACGCAACGAAGAGCATAAGTTTGATAGGCAGATTTTTTCACGCCTATGGGAAATTATTAATCTTTACAAAGAAACATTTCCCACCTTGTGTCAGCCGGATAGTTTTCAATTCTGCATGACGGCTGATACCGGATATCAGGTGCAAAAATACGCAAAGAACATTGGCTTCTATAACCCGCATACTGACGGGTCACCATGGGTTGGTAATGCATCCCATAGGACCTTAGGGGTAATTATTTATCTCAATACGGTTGAGGCAGGTGGAGGAACCCATTTCCCCTTCCATCAAACAGTGATTGATGCCATAGCCGGTCGGGTTGCGTTATTTCCCGCTTACTGGACCCATCCCCACGAGGGATTAATGCCACTATCATCCGATAAGTGGATAGTCTCTACATTCGTAACCGCAACGATTCAATCAGTCAATGGTCATGCGGGCGGTGAGTGCTCATGTTGATTGGAGATATCGTGGATGAAGTAGCAAGGGTGAAGAGCCGCATCAAGATGCAACTTGCTGACTATTGCAAGAGCGAGGCATTTAGGTTAACGCGACTTGCAGGACTTGAACCCCAGTACATTTCTAACGCCAACTACTTATCTGTCCGAAACTTAATGTACTACAACTTGCCAAAAGACCAAATACATCGTGCGGTGTTTGACCTTACTACCCTATTGCAAGTAGTAGGTATCGTTGGTTATCCACAGGAAAATAATGAATAGTTTAATTACAAAGATAACTAACGCTGTAGTCAAGATGTTCAAAAAGCAATACTGGAACAAGCCCAATATTGTTGAAGCGTGGGGCTTCACTACCAAACTATTAATTATCTTTCCGGGTCTTCTTTTTGGTGCTCAATGGTGGTGGCTTTACATTTTCGCAATTGCGTCAAGTATCGCGCTCATCTGGTCATCAACGGAGAAAACACTCCCAACTATCATTTTGTTCAATGTGGCTTGGGTGATTCTTGCTTCTTCTGCAATTCTGAAACACTTCCTATGATTTCAATCATCACGCCCACATACAACACTGACCCTGAAGTTCTTGCTCGTACTTGGGCATCACTAAAGGCGCAAACATTCACAGACTGGGAATGGGTTGTTTGGGATGACTCAACCAATAATGAGACCTGGCGGCAATTATATGGATTTTGCGCTGATGAAAGATACAGAATCCAGATGCACCGCTCTCACGTCTATTCTGGGTCAATTGGAGCCGTCAAGCGACGTGGATTTATGGTCGCCGAAGGGGACATTCTGGTTGAACTGGACCACGATGACGAACTGACACCAGATGCGCTCACTATTATCAGTTCGGCGTTTTCTGATAACAGCGATGTTGGGTTCGTTTACTCGGACTGGTGCGAAATACTTCCCGATGGGCAGTCCGGGCGTTATCCAGATGGATGGGCGTTTGGCTTCGGCGCAGACTATTGGTCAGAGGAGTATGGGGTATGGGTCATGCGTGCCCCAGAACTAAACCGAACTACGGTTGGTCATATTGTTTCTGCTCCCAATCACGTAAGAGCGTGGAGAGCAGACACCTACAGAAATATTGGTGGACATAATCAGCACCTGCCGGTTGCTGATGATTATGAACTTTTTGTGCGTACTTATTTAGCAACTCAGTGCCTCCATATCCCGAAATTGCTTTATAAGCAGCACATATCACCGTCAACGGCACAGCGGCAACGCAACGAACTAATACAGGTCTTGGTTGGTCAAATTTCAGAAACTTATTCAGCAGACCTTGATGCATCGTGCGACCAATAGCAGCAGTTCTGTCTTGGGCAAGTGCAAGCGTGCGCTAAACTGAATACGAGTATTTCTGCCCTCAAGGAGCACTAATGGCACTCTATCAAGCAGCCTTATACGGGCCCAATTTTCTCCCTACTTCAGCCGCGGCAATATATGACTCTGCTAACCCGACCACATCTGGGACCAGTCAGGCAACGAATGTTACGATTCTCAAGCAGATAATTGTTTGTAATACCGATTCAACAAGTAGTACATTTACGCTTTACATTGACATAAGCGGAGCCGCAGATGCATCAGACACCGTGTTTAGCGCTGTTTCCCTGGGGGCCGGGGAAACGAAGATAATTAACACATCAATCGTTTTACGTGCTGCGCAAAATCATAAAGTGTATGCACAGGCTTCGGTTAGTAGCAAGGTAACGATGACGTTGGCAGGCCTCGAGGAGTACTGATGGCTGCTTGGGAAATCAATCGCTTCATACCAATCAATGGCCCTGACTCTATCGTTGAACTTGACGATGTTGCCACACTTACCAACAAGACACTTACTTCACCTGCGCTGAATCGCCCAAAACTTGCCGTTTCAATAGAGGAGTGGACTGTCGTCGGTTCTGCAATTTCTACAAGTTCCGCAACGGCCGTTGACCTAGACCCATACACGACCAATACTGCTGCCTGGATTTACACAGGCAATGCCACCAATACCTGGGTCCCAAACTTCGGTCACGCGTCATCAACGAGTAATGCTGCCTCTATCAATACGTGGCTGAGCGTTGGAGAGAGTGTTACCGTTTCCGTTGCAGCATATATCTCAAATAGTGCAGCATACGCATCGCAACTCAAAATTGATGGACAAACAGCGTTCACGCCCAACTGGCAAGGCGCACTCGCGCCAACATCTGGCAATGCATCATCGTATGACGTGTATACGTACACAATTATAAAAACAGCAGCAACACCCACATATGTTGTTTATGCTGCACGAACCAGGTTTGCATAAATGCCTTTGGCTGTGAGTTTTACTGCAGCCTGCGCTCGTGGACTGGGGCTGGGAAATGGCGAAGCGCCACGTGTGCCCACGAGCGTTTCTGTTACAGCAGGTGTTGTCTCCATCACATCTTCATATACTATTACAATATCAACATTTCCACTTGCTCGCGTCGAGTACAGAATATCTAGCGGCGCAGATGCTGGCCAATATACCGGGTCTTTGCCCGGTGCAAGTGGCTCCAATGATAGTGGAACGATTTCTACCCGCGTTACCACGGCAGGCGCAACAGAAAATCTACTTCACGCAACGACATATACACTTTATTTGAGGGCTGTTGATGCGTCTGGGCAGATTGGACCAGAAACGGCGGGCGACTCGTTTACTACGGGGGCGGAGGTTGCTCCGATTGCGGCTACGCCATCAATAGATTCTCCCGACGTTTCGTACCCAACAGCACCCTTTCTGCAGTTCACGTGGGGAACAGGAACCGCTGGGACGTACTCCATTGGTACTAGGCAGTACTCTGTTGTTGCTGGTAGCAACCCCGGTGCCCCCGATGCGGGGGGATTCACGACGCTCTCTGGAACCAGTGGAACAACATCTGTTACAACAACATATCTCGGAGCAGCAATAACTCCAGGAACTGAATACACCGTCTATCTGAAGTACACGGCATCGTCGCCTGGAACTGGGACAAATACCGCCCATGCAACGTATACAACTGCAGCGGAGATTCTCCCAGGTGCACCAACCGCCCAGGTTTCATCTTGGAATGGCACAAATAATGATACGACCGTCGGTAGGGTTGGTGGGCGTACGAGTATCGTTATTTTGCGCGGGAACGTTCCAACACCACCAACGCCAACATATCTGTATAAGTATCAGTATGCGTATGGAACTTCCATCAACCCAGACAACTGGGCGGATTTCCCATCATCGGGTCAGGCTTCAAGTGTGACCGTAAGCAGTTTAAGTAACGATACAATCTATTATGTACGTACGCAGGCGGTATCTCTCGGCACAGACACTCCCGGTGCCGCATCTGACAATGCTACGGGGAGAACAAATCCAGCGATTCCTCCGACTCCCACATTGGACTGGAACGGCATGAGTGGCTCCTCATACGAAACTGCAACGTTTACTGTTGGAAACAATGGTGATTCAACAACATCTGTCAACATATTCGAGCGACCAACATCTGGCAGCGATAGTGGTGCTGATACGTATCTGCGGGGAACTGGTACGCAAACAATATCTGGCTATGTATCCGACGGTGGCACGCTCTATTATGTTGCATACAACTTTAATCGTTTGGGTGAAGCAAGTTCACCGTCAGGCCAACTTTACTGGACAAGACCAGCAAAAAATCAACCCTGGAACTCAGGGTATATTCAAACATCGCCCATTTTTTTCTCTACAACAGTAAGTTGTGCATCTGAGTTTTCTTATACATTTGGCGCGATTCCCGATAATGATAATCAACCTGGTTATGTTGCAGTTTCGGGTGCACAAATCGACGGAATTCAGGCTACCGGAGGAACCCAAAACGGTTGTGCGGGAACAACCCAGACAGTAGCCAATACATCACATTTATATTGGCGTACAACATCTGGCCATCCTGGGTTCGGCTTTGGCCTGAATAACAGCGGCCTCGGAACATTTTGGGGAATCGGAACATTCAGTACTCGTTATGGTTCATTCTCCTCATATGGTGGTAGCGCATTGTCTAGCACTACATGGTCCATGCATGCAACTGTTGGTTCACGAACAGGGGGGTGTGCAGTTGGATGCTCGACCACTACCGTAGGTGGAGTCACCACCCTTAATGCGTATCGTTTAAAAAACTTTATTTTAACTGGTGTGTACACTACGAATGGGTCAGGGACTGGTTTTTAATAATTAAGCGCTCGCATTGTCTATCATTTTATTACGATATACTTAGAAACAGTATGGTTACTGTATGTTTTATACGCAAAGTGGGGACATGTGCGAAAACGGGGACTTATTTCATTCTGGCTGATTGCCGCCCTTGCTTGGTTCGCTCCTGTCCATGTTTCTGCAATATCAACTGACTCTTTAGAGAACTCCAGTTTTTCGTCATCTGGCGGGGGGTGGTCTGGAGCAACTGGAGGAAATGATTGCTCGAGTGGGCGCCCTTCGCTTGGCGGATGGCAAAGCAACGCACTGAACTTCTCGTATACGCAATCCACAGTTACACAGCAAGTAATCATTTCTCAGCCATCAACCGTGACGTTTTCGGCAACCATTTCAGATAGGTCAGAGGAATTTATTAGTGGCCGCTACGAACTTGCGCTTATGGATTCTGATGAGACGGTAAGTACGGGGAGCGTTGAGCCGCCCTATCCGGGCCAGCAGGTAAGTCGCTCCATCGTGACCACAAGCCCAAATGAAGTCGTCACTATTTCAATCACCGGCAGTGATAATGGCTTGTTCTGGGCAGGATGTTATGGCCCAGCAGTTACCAATGCATCACTAACTGTTCAGCCAACACCACAAACAGGGCTTAATGTCCGTGGATATGAGATATCCTCAAACCCACCAAGTCGTGTTGATTCCGCAACACCTGATTGCACTGCGCATTATGACTCCATAAATGACTGGCCGGAGATATACATGGCTGGGTGCCGCACCACTCAGGTGATGCTGCACTACACAGGGAACATTGTCATTCCAACAGAAACTGTCCAGTTTCGCATGTATTCCGACGATGGCTCCTGGGCGACTATCGGCGATAATCAATTTGGTTACTGGGCTATCCGTGGCTGCAACTACACGGAATCTCCAACGTATTCATTTAATGCTGGAGAATCAGTGAATATCGATGCATGGTTCTATGAATGGAGCGGTGGTGAATGCTTCCGACTGTATTGGAACATAGGAGATGGCTGGCAAGTAGTTCCGGCATCTGCTTTCACAAATTCAGGAACACCAGCAACGACCACAACGACCACAACGACCACAACGACCACGATTCCCAAATTTCTTGGTCAGCCCCTAAATCTTCAAGCAACAGATACTGGCTCATCCATCGTCTTGACGTGGGATGCCGCACAGAACAATACCGGAATCTCTCCAGAACGTTATGCGATATCTTGGACGACCGATAGCAGCGGTTGGGGCGTTGCCACTGGCAATGTGGGCGACGAAGGGGCGCTGGTTACTGAGTTCACTCTGGGTTATGCACTTTTTGAATCGACGGGTGGCCTCGACAAGGAATATGCGATAACAGTACGGGCAGACAATGACTCCTATGGTGTCTATTCGCAGCAATCAAGTGCCGCAGTGCTTACTATCAGCGCCCCACCTCCGCCAACAACTACAACAACATTGCCCCCGGATACCGCTCCGCCGAGCACGACGGAGCCGCCTGTTGTTGAGCCAGAGCCAACTGAGCCGCCTGTTATTGAGCCAGAGCCAACTGAGCCGCCTGATACAATTCCTGATATACCAACGACTACTGACGGAGGTGCTGATGCAGGAACCGGAGATTCCCCAGACGAGACGTCCCCCGAAACAACGGTACCTGAACCAGCCCCAGAAGAAGAAACGCCAGAAACAACTCCGGATACACCATTAGACGACGCGCCAGAGACCCCCGATGAGGCTATTGACGCTGTTGAGGAAGCCGTCCTCGAGGCCGATTCGCCAGAGGAACTTGCGGCAGCCATTACGGACCTACTGAGCGGCGATATTGAGCCAGAGGTTTTTGCTGCTGCCGTTGACGCAATTCTTGATTCCGACCTGACCGACGAGGAATTTATTGCCGCCATTGACGCGATTGTTGGCTCCGAACTTTCTGAAGAGGAATTTGATGCCTTCATTGGGGCAATTGATTCGGCTGACCTGTCTGATGAACAATTCCAGGACGTTGTTGGTGCAATTCTCGAAACAGAGATATCCGAGGATGAAGCGACGGCGCTAGCAACTAGCGCAGAAATCATTGCATCGGTCACGCCTGACCAAGCGGCGGATATTTTCGCAGAGGTTCCTGCAGCAGAACTTAGTGAAGAAGAGGCACTCGCCGTTATTGCCGCAGTACAAAATGCCCCAACGGAAATCAAAGAAGCGTTTGAGGAAGAAATTGACATATTCGGCTCAGGGACGCTTGACACATACGTTCCGCTCGGCTCTGCGGTTCCCGTAGGAACACGTCGTGTCATTATTGCTGCTACGGCAATTGTTGTTACTGCGGCACCTGCACCATCATCTAAAAAAGGGAGATAGTCATGAGGGTAGTAAAGAAATTTGTTGCACTTTTATGGGATGCCATAACAGAAATGAACTGGACACTGTCTGGGACAATTCTTGTTTTGATTACCTTGAGTGGGGATACCCGTGACCTTGGATTGAAACTATTTGTTGCATCTACTAGCATAAATCTCGCTCAAATAATGGTTAGCAAACATAAAGAGTCCAAAGAGCAGGCAGACAAATAGCGTATAATTGGCAGAAACATCTACTGGAGGACGCCATGGCCTACCCATATATCAAACTTGTTGTTCCGACTGCGCTGAAAGCCCATAAGAATGGTCAGTTGCCAGCCAATCTTCTTGCCAAGGTCAAGACCGGTGGGCAGATGTATGCCCCCGTTGCAGAACAATTCAACAAAATGTACGACGCTGCTCTCGCTGCTGGGCACAAACTCAAGAATGTCGGTGACTACCGCTCTTTTCAAGGTCAGTTGTCTATGTTCATGGACCGCTACACTACGACCGACCAGGGACGCAAGCCTCGGGTAACGCGCCAGTACGAGGGTAAAACCTGGTATCTCAAGCCAGGCAAAGCACCCTCGGCCGCTCCAGACCCCACTGGACTCAAGGGCTCCAACCACGGATGGGGTCTCGCCATTGACCTTGGCTACGAGGCTGGCGGAAAACTCCAGTCAATGGGCGGAGCGTGTTTTGAGTGGATGTGCGCAAATGCTCCCAAGTGGGGCTTCTATCTGCAGACCGCCGACAAGAACTCCAAAGAATTTGAAGCATGGCACTGGCAGTACTGCTTGGGTGACGCTACTCCTGATGGTTCTGTAGCCCCTGCTGCAGAGGCAATCAAGCCATCTGGGGGAGCCGTAGAAGCCGGTCCCATGGAATTCAAGTACCCAGGCAAGCCCGTACGGAAGGGTTCCAAGGGTCCTGAAGTCATGCTGGTTCAGGCAATTGTTGGCGCTAAGGCTGACGGTGATTTTGGTCCTGGCACTGAAGCAAAAGTCAAGGCATGGCAGAAGGCAAACGGCCTCAAGGACGACGGGGTCGTAGGGCCAGTCACCTGGGACAAGATGTTCTGATACCACAGCAAAAGGGGCAGTATGAAAATTAAATTATTGCTGCTTTCTCTGGCAACAATTTCTCTAGGGACACTTTCATCATGTGGATACGACGGGCGCTTCAGGTACTCATGTCAAGACCCAGACAACTGGGAAAACGAAGAATGCGTTCCCCCCAAATGCAAGGTGACGGGAACATGCACGGCAGACATTCTTGGGTGGACCGAGGAGGATGGCCAATGACCAATAGGCGCAAATATACGGAAGAAGAACTTGATGCTCGTCTGAAGTTTGTCATTGGATGCATTCTTGGTTCGGTGCTACTAACCACAACACTTGCGATTCTTTATGCGTTGATTTTCGTGACACAGCCAATCGGCGCTCAGGCAGAAAATGACAAGATGTTTTTTGGTGTTCTGTCCAATGTGGCCACATTCATCACGGGCACACTTGCTGGATTGATGATTCAGGGTCGCGGCAAAAGGGGTTCGGAAGAATCCCAGCACACTGAGAGTGCCGACGAGTGATTGAGGTAGTAGTCGCCCTGATTGGTGCCGTAAGCATCATTCTCGTTGCCCTCGTGGAAAAGGGTCGTCGCGAGAATAAGAGCGACCACAATCTTGTCGTTGAGTCACTATCTCGAATCGAAACCAAAATTGACGGCCATATAAACGACCACGCAAAGGGTGAATTTGACCAATAATTCAATATGTAAGAACTTAAAGGGGACAATAAATGAAGGCATTACGTCGTATCTCGTTATCTGCCATGACTGTTTTTGGTTTGCTTGGGATGGCTTCTTTGCTATCTCCGACGCAGCCAGTAGTCGTGTCCGCAAGCGCAAGTAGTGGCGGTGGGCCAATTGTTCTAGATGGAATGGACCCCGTATGCCATGCAGCATATGGCGAGAATACCGACCAATATATTGCCAAGGTAGTTAAGAGCGTTTACGACCAGTCGTCCATGCCTGGCAATAATGGCAAAATTGCCATCCTCGGAATTTCGAGCATCACCACCGCGGGTGGATGTGGCAATAACTGGAATACTCTTTTGTCTACAAAATTTCTGTCTCAGTTCTCAACTACCCCAACAGTCCAATTTATTACCACGACCACTGAACTTAATGCGTTTTTTGCAACCGGGATTACCTCCGATTCACCACGCATGATTTGGATACCCGACGACTGGTCGCGCAGTGCTTCCGTCAATACGATTTTCACTTCCAACGCCGAAAAGATTGCTGACTTCGTCAACTCTGGGGGCGGACTTTTTGCAAGTTACAACCCATATGGCTGGTTGACTGCCCTGCTCCCAAGCGCGGTCTTCAATGACGGAGGCTGCAATGGTGGACCAGAGGCTACTGCTGATGGAATAGCCGACTTTGGTCTCAGCAATACAATTGTTGCAGCCTGCTGGCATGGCTACTTTACCGGAAACGTAGGGACACTCAAGACCCTGGTTGATTACCCATATCCATCGCCTTCTGATACACGTAAAGCGGTTTCTATCGGTGGTGGCGAGGTTTCTCTCCCAAGTTCTTT